CACAACCCCAAGCCTTTCCGGCCTTGGCCGACTTCCAAATCAACCCCCAACCCCAAACAGCTCAACAGCCACCCCCCAACCCCACCGCTCGCTGCGCTCGCTTACTTCTCCCGACCCAGGAGTACTGTCGTCCTGTTCCCAAAATTCCACCCGCGTAAGCCCGTCTCTGTTCCCCGCGAGCGCTCCGCGTCTTCGCCGCTAGATTTTGAAAAACGTGAACGCGTAGAACTTTCCCGACGGCGTCAGGCGTGGGTCAGTCGGGTCGACGATGAGCGAATCGGCCTCGGCGAGCAGCATGTCGCGCCAAGCCCATTGCGACCCGTTGTCGAGATACAGGCGCTCGACCGCACCGCCGCTACGCATGTCAACGAGCACGCCAGGCACGTGGTGTTCGTACGTCGATTGAGTTGTGAGCCGCAGACCGTGGCGCGCGAGACCGTCCGCGAGATACGCCGGCAGCTCGCTTCTATCGTCGAGACGCTGCTCGATAATCTGCGCAACTGTCTTCCCCTTGACCCGCTGATTCCGTAGCGGCTCCGTCATCGTCGAGTTGAGAAAACCCACGGGGTTATCGGGCTTGAACCGGGAAAGCCGGGCTTGCCAGTCCGCATGCTCCGCTCGAATAGAGGCGTATTTGTCGGTGCTGTCCAGGAACGAAAATGCCTTTCCATGCAACTGCTCGAGCACCCGACGAGAGCGGAATGCGTCCAGAATCAGTACCTTATTCATTGTTCACCCCGTTATTTGTTGTCGCGTTTTCCGGGCCAGAAGACAAATGCTGCGAGCGGGAAAATCACGAGATACCAGCCATGCCACGCGAGCGGCGGAGCTCCGAACACAACCCACAGGCCCATCTCGCACAGCAGCAGCACGTACAGCACAACAATCACAATTTTCAGCGCCAGTCTCATATTTATCCTCGCCGTCAATGTCGGCACGGTGAGCACTCTACGCCTGCAGAACGGAAACTGTCAAACTACGATTGCTATGCAATTTCACTAAATAGAATCGGTTCTTTTTATCAAACGACGATTGGAAGTTATCAATGCTCTAGGGGTTCGTGCGACAGCTTCGGTTCGCTACACATCTTGAGCACGTGCTCAACAACACAACTGGAGATACAAATGAACATCACAGAACTGATTGAATCCCTCGAACAACTCAAGGCCGAACGAGGCAACTTGGCCGTCCAGCTGGAGGTGAATGGGATGTTTTTCCCAATCGAAGCTCCAGTGTTCAAGAGCTTGGTTTCCATGACAGATGACGGGTTTGAAGACCTAGAATCGGCCGTTCTCGTCGTGCCTGCGACATTCATCGGCGGCGGCCTGGATGGAGGTGCGCAATGAACGACACGCAAACAGAACAACAGCCGCAAATCATTCGCTCGTACGATTCCGGGAGCGTCGCCAAAGGCGAGCCGGCCGTATCGACAACGTGGGCGGTGTATCAGGACGGAATCGCGGTACTACTAGACTCCGAATTTGCACCAGCCGGGGAATTCCCAAACGGGGTTGTGCTGGAGCGGCGACCCAACGGCGACTGGGTAACCCAGCTGCGCAGGGCTGTCCAGCGAAAATGGTTGGAGTGGTTCGACGAAGAATTCGCAGACCACGTTGTACTGCTCAACCGCACTGAGGGCGCGCTTACCGGCCACGCTGTCACTGGCATCATCATCGACGACGGCCTGGACGGGGGTGCGCAATGAAGCCTATAACCGATTTGCAGGTGGTGCAGGCTTTCCAGAACGCTGAACGTAGACGCGCTTCGTGGTTGGATGGAACCGGAGGCCCGGGAGGCTTCTACCCCTATGACTGGCTGGAAGACACTGGCCATACCTTCGATTCGTGCTATGTCGCAATGGAGCGCGCACTGGAAAAAGGCCTTGTCGGGTACGTCCTGTCGCTTCGCTGCGGCCACCTCACTGAAAAAGGCGAAGCGCTGCTTGCTGCCGGAGGTGCGCAATGACCATCACCGAATTGATTGCAGCTCTCGAAGCGGTTCGCAAAGAGCATGGTGATTTACCGGTGGTTCGCTACCAGTGCGGCACTGGCGGGACGTGCAGCGAATCGGGCCACGACCCATACGTCGAGGTAGAGGCCGCAAATTACGAGCCGTGCGATGACGGCGCCATTTTCCGAATCGACGGCAAATTGGTCGGCATAGACGTGCTGTACCCAGTCGGGTCAAAGGTCGCGGCAATCACATGCTGGCCCTGGGACCGCGTGCCGAAGCACGAAGTGAAGGAGGATACAAAATGAGAGTCAGCGAACTGATTGCCGCACTTCAAGAGCTCGACCCAGAGCTGCCCGTTATGTACCACGTCTACGACGACTCTTGGTATGGCTATGAACTAGACGTTGGCAGAGTATCGGACCAACTCAGCGACGGCAAAGATGCAGCCGTCATATACCCCGCTTGACCTAGCCCCCGCCTTCGGCGGGGTGTTTTCATTCTTTGCCCGCAGACCTCCTCTCGCGCTAACGCTCTATGCCTTCGTGCGACACGCGTCATTCGCTTCACTGTTTGTGAGCATGGGGCTCACACAACAACTGGAGACGAACAATGCAACTTAAACAAATTGGCATCGAAGAGTACGACGGAAAACCCGTGTTCTATGACGCTGACGTTTTCGCCGGCGAAGCGCGCTGGGTCGAAAACCGCTTCCTCGTGCGCGTCGCCAAGCACGAACAGTCCTACGTCAAATTCAGCGTGTTCGAGGCGGAAAGCAGGTATCGCTTGGACGACGGCAGCGGCTGGGTAATCGGTAGTCAATTCCCCGATGACGTGTACCTCACGGCGACCTTCAAATTCGACGGATGTGCCCACTTCGATTTTGGCGACGAAGGCTATCTGCACCTTTGTTCCGGAGGCGCCATTGCAGACCACATCAACGTTGTAAAGGCCGTCTATGACTGGGCGTTCGAACTGCTTAACCAGCCGTACGACTTTAGTTACATGTGGGAGAAGGAAGCCGTGGACGCCGTGTTCGGAGGTGCCCAATGAGCACTCTCAAACTCATCGCCGTAGCCAGCAAAGCCCTCCCACACGCACGCATCGGCCGCCGCTGGCGCGTCACCTCCACCGGCTACGCCTACACCCTAGGCGGCGCCATCCGCCACGAATACTGGCTGCAAGCTGAAGACGACGACCAAGCAAGAGTTTGGGCCCGTGGAGAGTCACTGGAAAAGACCGGTGTTTATCAGCTGGTGAACGCCGGCAAGGAAGCCGGGTTGCTGGCGATGACGTTCGAACCGGTCTCTGAACTTTATCTGCGCGAGTGTGTGAGCTGCGGCTGCTCGTGGCAATCAAAAGAGCCAGAGGCGAGCGACATGGTGCGCGGCTGGATTGCAGAAGCCCTGGCGTCTGGTGACCAGGAAACCATGGCCGGCGTTGCTGAGTTTGTGAGCGACTACTCGTGCCCGGCGTGTGCCACAGAGATGGTGGAGGCCCAATGAACTACGGAAACGCCCCTTGGGACTCGGCTTCTCTTGTTCCAGACATACTGAGAAACATCGGTCCTCGTGAACTGGCTCAACCAAATTTTGAGGCAGTAAAGGAAGCCCTAAAGCCGCCTGCGGATGGCAGCGCGACCGAAGTTTTCCAATTAGCCTCTCGCATTGTTGAGCAGCAGCTACTTCTCGAAGCACTCACCGGAGTTAGGCACCACGTGGAAATTCCCATCGACCCGTATGGCAGTGCTGCGCGCAACGGGCACATCGAAGTTGTGTTTGTTCCGGTGAAGGAGGCGTAATGGGCACAGTCCTATACCAGCTTTATCACATCACGCAGCCGGGGGATGAAGAATACTCTGGTCGCGTTGTCCAGCTTCCAGATGGCTCACGCAAAATGACCCTGACGGCGCTATGGAGGGAAAGGACCGTCACGAAAGAGGACGTGGAGGCTCTGATAGCCAGGAAGAAAGCGGCTATCGATGAGTTGCAGGAGGCACTGGCCATGCTGAACGGGGATAGGCAATGAAGCTCGACGGGCATAACACCGCCCTGATTGCCAGCGGAACCCTGTTGGCCTTCATCCTCACCCTGAACTGGCTTATTGACAGTGGGCCCTTCAAGCGCTGGGCGTGGCCGCACGTCGTTTCCAACGAACACTGCCACCTGACCGCCGATACTGGCTCCGTCGGAATACGCGTCTATCAATGCGACGATGGGTACCGAGTCGAGGGCGAATTGAAAACAATGTCTGAGGAAGGCATCTGAGAACAGCCCGCCGCCAGGCGGGCTTACTTCTTCGTAGCGTCCGCGACGCAGCCAACGTAAATGGCCATATCCGTGCCGATACCCAGCAGTTGGCCGCCCCACTTGTCAGCCTGGTCCGCGTTCAGCACGTGTGACACACGCTGTCGGTCATACGCCACATACTCGTCAAAGTCGCTCACGGCAAACGGTGCCTTCGCGGCTACCCAAGCCGCTCTCTTGATTTGATAAACCTCTTTGCTTTCCATTATTGGCGGCAACTCAACGCGGTTTAAGTCATCTGCCAAGCCATCCAGCGTTTTGCGAAGATTCCAGGCTGCGTAGTAAGGTCGTCGCGCGACAAGGCTCATCCGCGCCTGGTTGTTTGAGTAGAACGCGTCGTGAGTTTCAGATGCGAGGTACTTTGCCTCGTCCGGCGGTACCTGCTCAATGCTCGCACTAATCGCTGAGACGATGCCCAGTTCCCGGCTGATAGTGTTCGCACGGGTCTTCTGGCACTCCTCCCTTGCCTGACGCGCGATATTGTCTGTCACGCTGTCCGCTGCTGCGGCCGTACTCACGACCATCAACGCCACCACCAATGCCTGCCTCATCACCGCCCCCGATGGTCTTCAGTTTTGTTACTTGATTGCGTCGACCGTGCAGTCGATGTACGTCGACAGGATGGGCGACAGACTGCCGAGCTGCTGGCTGTAGCGGCCCTGCTGGTCGGCGGTCATCACCTGCTGCGAACGCCGGTTGTCGGCCTGCGTGTACTGCATAAAATCGTTAACGGCAAATTCCAGTCGAACCATTACGACAGCCGCGCGCTTTACCTGATATTTTTCGAGCGATTCGCCATACGCAGGCCCGTTCATGCTGCCCAGGTCGGCCTTCACGCGTTGCAGCGACCCGTGGAGCGCCCACGCCGTGTAGTAAGGCCGCGCGGAGACCAGGTTGTACCGAGCCAGGTTGTTATCCTTCATCGCCGCTACCCACTCGGTCTGGATGTAGTTGGCTTCCTCGGGCGGGACCGCCTCAACATGTGCGTCAATTTCGTCGATGACCGCCAGCGACTGTGCGACCGTGTTTTTTCTTGCCGCCGTACATTGCTGGTCCTCTGCCATTGCCGACGCCGCTGCGAACGCTAGCAAAGCCGCTATCGCTATCCTGTGCGTCATCTGCGTTACTCCAGCGTATCTGCGGTGCAAGTTATCAACTGAGCTAGGGTGCCGCTGAGTCCGAGCAGTCGACCTTGAATGTTGACGACTTGCTCTTCAGTCAGAACACGAGGCCTTCGTGCCTGGTCGAATCTCGTGTAATCACCGAACGCGTCGACTGCAAGCGGCACATCTGAAACAGCCAACGCAGCGTGCTTGATAGTACTGACGGGCGGAGTGTCTATTGTGGCTTGGCCGACCTTCGTCAAATTCCCGCGAATCATGTCAACCGAGTCATGTACCCGCCACGCATGAAAATATGGTCGCTGGTACACCAACGAGAGCCGCGCAGCGTTTCCGCTCGAACCAGCTTCCCGATATTCCCTGTCCAGATAAGTTACCTCGTCTGGGGGAACAGCCTCAATTTGAGAATCGATGACGGAAAGACTGTCCAACGCCCTCTGAATGATGGACGGGGCGAATGACTCGCAAAATTTCCGCTCCTGCACCCCATATTTGTCGCGCGCCGCCTTTGCCGCAACCGGGTCGAACGTCGAGTCCGCATGCGCCGCGACGCTCATCGCCACCAGCACCCCGCCAACCACTCCCGCAATCAGCTTCATCCCCGGTCTGCCTGTTAGTTTTTAACCCAGCGATTCTAGCGCGCCGCCCTTCCGTAATAAACCGTAATCGACGCTCTATGGGTTTTTGCGACGTTTTGCCAGTGTCCTCCCTATACAGACCACAACCAGCTCGAAAGCTGGCGCAAACAACAACTGGGGAGACAACAATGGCAACAAAACAGATTCGATTCGTGCTCGACGCTACTTACGACCAAGCACAAAAAATGAAATTCGCGCGTATCTCGTTGAAGAAAAAATACCAGCCGCTGGGCTACGAAGGACCGGTACTTTACAGCCTGCACGTGCAGGGCTACGAATTCAGCGGCTCGTTCAATGGCGAGATTCCGGAGGGCGAATACGTTGTCCAAGGGTACTTGCGCCACTACCCACGTGGAAAGGCGTACGGCGCCATCTCGAGCACCAGGAGCACTCTGTTGCTGAAAGTCAGAGCCTGATAGCCAAGTCGCAAAACATGAAGCCCGCCTAGTGCGGGGTTTTTGCTTTTTGTGTCACCAGCATGCGTCCGTAACAAACGGTAATCATCGCTATAGGGCTATTTGCGACGAAACCGTCGATTCATTCCCTATACATCATGAGGCCAACAAAAAGCACCGCTGACATGCGAGGCTGGCTCGAAAACCCTTGAGAACCCTATGGAGCTAAACATGACTGTATTCGAAAACGTAAACTGGTATGACGTGCAAAAAGGCCTTTACGTTGCTGCATTTCTCTTCGCGATGTACGCCGGGCCCAACATCCTGCGACGCATCTGCAACGGCGTTGAGTACGCAATTGCTAGAAGAAGAACCCGAGGCTAACCCTGATTCACCCGCCCCTCCATCGCGAGGGGCTTTATTTTGGGCCTGCGCTCTAGGGTCCCGTGCGGCAGCCGCCAGTCGCTTCACTGTTTGTAGGCAACGGTGCCTGCACAACACTGGAGACAGACAATGTATTTCATCAACGACAAGGGTGAGAAGAAAATCAAGGTTATGGGATGCGACGAAGAACTGGACGTTCTATATGAGTTTTGCAGGCTCTCCCGCAGATACGAGGACTGGGAAGACACATTGGCGTACGTAGTGCGGTTACCCGACGGCAGTTGTGCTATTGCCATGGAGGGTTCCATTGGGCCGTTCTTCGCGGACGAAGAATACATGGCCTGGTTGGTTGATGAAGCCGAGACAGCACTCGGCAGTTACCGCAAGGCCCTCGCGATGCTCAAGCCCGACTACCGCCCTACCAAGAGCACCACCATCTCCTCGACCACTGGAAAGAACGGGCTCTCATTTGTCATCAGCATGCCGTGGGGTGCGTAATGAGAGCAACGGTATATGTCGAAAGCGGGTTCGACCGAACCGACTGCGAGCCCGGGACACTATGGGCGGTTCGAGAGCAGCTCTCCAACGGGTTGGCCAGCTATTACCAGCTGGAAAGCCTTAATAGGTTACTTTTTGTGGACGCCGTGGTGCCGTACCACCTCGCACCAGAGGCCCGGTACCTATGTAGAGGAGTCTACAAGTTGACAGCGATATGCGGGACCATGCACGGAACGCGTTGGGAGCTCGAAAAGCAATGACGACCTTCGAGTACACCTTTCACCTTAAGCCTACCGAAGATGGGCGCTGCATCGTCGTAGAGACCGGCGAATACTGGGAGCCGCTCGTATTAACAGGCTTCCACGTCGCAGAAAACGGAGCTGAATGCTACACCGCCGAGCCAGAGGCCGCGCTCTCTAACCTGCGACGCCTAGCCGAAAGGATACCGTCTTGAAACAAAAGCCCCTCATGGAGGGGCTTTGCGTCACTCACCTTCCGACTGGCGTTCCGCTATGAACCGAGCAAGAGCCTGTCGGTAATAGTCCTCCCCGACGTGACGGTATTTCATGATGCTCTCGCGGTCCTGCGCAGCTACCGCTTCGATATACGCAATCTCATCTGCCGGACGGCGCCGCTTCACGATGTTCCACGTGTCGTTATGAATCAGGCACATTTTGGCGCACCCCGCTAACTCGCCGCAGAACGCATGCCATAGTACGAACGGCCGCGTGCTGTATTTCTCGTAATCGAACCCGAATGCATCGAAATACGCAATCGATTGATAGTGCGACTCCGGCGTGGCAGCGTACAGCTGCCCATTCTCGTCAACAATGTCGGTGTCGGTGTACTCGTAGTCCAGCAACTCTGCGAGGTTATACGACGCGGCCTTGCACGGGTCCGACGATTCAACGGGCGCCGGCCGCTTTTTGAATTCAATAACGTTGCTCATGGTCTGCTCTCAGTCAACTCTAGCTATACGGAAAGTATACGGCCGCCCAAGCCTAAACTTTAGCCCCGGAACACTCGAAATAATGACAACAATCGTGAGAATCATCTCGGCGCGCAGCATGCCGCAGTTCGTCGTGCGGGCTGAACCGGGGAGCAGCGTGAGCGTGACTGACCTAAACACGAATCGCGTGCACTACATCAAGCGCGAAGCTGACGGTGAATTCGACTGCGGAGGACTGGTTCCTTCCAGTCAGTTGGCGAAATTTATGAGGGGGAGCTGGGCCGAGCTCGACGCGGCGACGGCGAGCACTAGCTAATCGACTTGCAACGGAGGTTGCCATTGCCTGCGGTCGATACCTGTCGTTCGAACCAGATTTTCCAGGAGCGTCAGGTCTCGTCCAAACACGAATCCCTGCGCTTGGTTGACGACTGCGAGATTCACACGTCGAAGTTGGTCACGGGTAAGCGCGCGGCTATCGACTCGGTCGCCGATGCCGGACATTGCCAGCGCTGAAGCTTGCGAAAGAGGCAGCACCGTTATTACGTCGGGTGACAGGATACCGGCGCCTTCGTAGATATTAGCCTCGCGTGGTCCGGTCGGAACGAAACTCACGGGATTGTCGGTGGTTACGAACGAGGAGCGCTCCGAGTCTCTGTGCCAAATTGTCCAGTTCAGTCGCAGAAACACTTCTGCGAACCTCGGCGCGTGGCGCAACATCTCACCCAATGCCGCACCTCTACCCGCTCTGGGGTCAGGTGCTTCGGGTACCGCACCCTCAAGCTCACGCCGCGCGTCAGCATCCCAGTGCTCTCTGAACGCACCAATCCACGCCGCATAGGCCGGTGTACGCGTGAACTGAAACGCGACATATGTGGCCAACGTGTGCTTGTCGTCGTCAGTCAGTTGCTCTTCGTCGTCGACCTTCCGGATGACAGCACTGGCAGCTGTCTCAACCTCGCCCAACCCTTCCTCGATGTTGAACACCAGCTCACCGTTCTCATCTTCGTACGCGTAGTAGTCGCGCCTGTTCGCCAACTGGGCTGGACGTTGCGCACGGTATGCGTTTCGCATGCGGTCATAGACTGACAAGGACTCGTCCTCATCAGCACAAAACCCTGCCAGATAGAACCTGGGCACGAAGTGGTGTCGTCGTGGTCTGTTCATTTGCAGTCTCCCCGTCGTTAGCAACAGACACTCTACGCCTACGTGCGGCTAACTCGATTCGCTAGACGTTGTACGAGCATGTGCTCGCAACAACAGACTGGAGTTAGAGATGGACGCATTGAATTTCAACAACGCAAAGCGTGTCGTGCTGGGCCCGTTCGATAACGGCACCACTTACTACTCGCCGGAGCTGGACCGGTACTTAACCGCAGCACAAGCCAAGCAACTCGAAGCGCTGCACCAGCGCGGGCGTGGCGCGGAAGACCTGCCCTTCGAAGGCAATCGCAAACAGCGTCGCGACCGCATGCGCTCCCTTCGCAAAAGCAATAAGGCAATGAAACACAGCGTTGTCCAAGCTCCATGGTTGCTCGTTGCCCTTTTAGCACGCGCTGAGATGTTAGCTCGCAGCTAAGCGCGGCGATGAAGGTCCGCACAGCCCGCCTCGGCGGGCTTTTTCACGTCCGTAATTTTCTGTAATCAAGCCTCTATGGTCTTTTGCGACGAAATGAGGCCGTTCAAGCTTTCCGGTGACTACACGTTGTTACCAGCCCTTGAGGAAGGGTTGGAACAACAAAACTGGAGAGAGTAATGAACACCGAAAACATCAGCACTTACGAAGAATTTTGCGCAGCAGCTCACGAAGAGCTCGCGGCTATTGCACGCGCAAATGTTGGCCGCGCACGCGCCGGCTGGTCGCGCTGGGATGACGTAGCAGACGCATCCGCCACCGGCATCTTGCTGTCCCTCGGCAAAGCGGTGCGCCTGCCGGACGTTGAGGAATGGCCCGGCGTGGCTCAAATCGACTACGAGCCGATTCCCGACCTGGAAAACCGCATTGGTCGTGACATTCTCGACCGCGACGGCCCGTTTAAATACGAGACAAATCCGGCTGTAGCGGAATCCCTGCGCAGCACCGACAAGCCCGTCAACTTCCCCATCTCCGCCCAAGGTCGCGCGACAATCCGCGCCAAAATTGCGGAGTACATCAAGCTTGCGAAGTGGCGTTTCCATAGCGAACAGCAAGTGCTCGCAGCGTAAGGGGAACGGACATGCAAAACACGACACTACGCGACGAACGTCACGCACATTTCGAGCAGCTGAAAGCCGAAGGCTTCGAGCCGCGCGAGGCAGCACGCATCGCTAAGGAGCGAGCACTCAACGCAAGCGCAATCTGGGCGGCAGCGGTAATGGCCGAGGAACCGGCGCCGAACGTCGATGACGCACCGTATGTTCGCAAGGCATTGACGCCGGGACACTCAAAGGAAACGCGGGTTATCCCGTTTGAGGTTGCACGCTCGGCGCTGTTCGGTGTGTTCAACCCAAACACCGCGCGTCCGGAAGATGTGGTTGAAGCCGTGTTCCCTGTCTACGGAACTGACGGCGGCACGGTGACGTATAAGGGCCCGCAGCTGCGGCAGGATGACCGGCAAGTGCTGCTTGAGGCACTCGAGCTCGAGCGCGAAACGCCGGGAGAGGCCCTCATTAAGCCGAACCAATTCCTTGTGGCACTAGGCTGGAGCCGCAGCTCCCAGTCACGTAAAAAACTGCTGGAGTGCTTGAATCGACTGGCCGACGCTCAGGTGGTTGTCCACGTGAAGGAATTCCAACGCCGAGTCAAAACTCACCTGCTTACGAGCGTTGAAGATGAGCGGCCTGACGGGAATTACCTCGTGACGTTCCACGGCAATATTAGTCAGCTGTTCAAGGGCTCGTACTACACGCAGCTTGACCGTGAATACGAGCGCAATTTGGAGCGTCGCGCGGAGCTCGCTCGGTGGCTGATGGTGTTCTACTCGACGTACGAAGACCCGCTTCCGCTCCTGCTCACAACGCTACAAGAAGCTTGTGGCTGCAAATGTGAGTCCGACCGCGACCGGTACGATTTTAAAGACAAGGTGACCGCCGCAGTGAAGCAGCTCATCGCGGTAGGTTTCCTGAAGGCCGGCGGAATCACGAAGAAGACGGACGGCAAGGCTGGAACGGAGCGCGTATGGGTGAAGCGAACGATTCGGAAACACGTGTAGCAGAGCAGGCGAAGCAATGAAGATACGGTCCCTTTCGAGGGACCGTTTTCATTTTTGAGCGCCGGACAGGGACGCGCTTTTGACCGGAAAAAAGCGCGCTTTTGACCGGAAAACGCGCGCCTTTGCCCGGAAAACGCCAAACCAAGATGCGCTTTTGACCGGAACGAATCCCCGGAAACCTTTGCAAAATAAGGCTTTCCGGGCGCTCATTAAATACTACTTCTGACCGAAAACTTCACCTAGGAGACGGTAGAGCCTTGGCTGCTCGGCTGTAGCGTCTTTCTGCTGTGGCCGAATAGGAAGAACTTCTCCTATCTAGAGGGTGAAGCCTGTCCGACATTGGCCCGATTGTGAAGCCTCTCCGTTTTCGAGCGTGAGGCCTTTCTGTTTTGCCCAACCCCCTGACCGAAGAGCCTTACCGTCAAGGACTTGTGTTTGCCAGGGGTGTGCTGCGCCCACCCCCACTTCTCCTGAGTCAGGCGGCTGACTGAGATTGGGTTGCAATGGCGGCACAGCCGCCCTTTTGGCAACCAATTTTCGGGAGCACTTCGGTCAGGGGTGTTTCAGCTGCGCAGCAGCTGGCTGGGCAACCGCCTGCGCAGCAGGCCGACCAGCAAGGCTTCACATCAGTAGCTGCTCTATGGCTCCGTGCGACACAGTGCGATAGCTATATGAATAGTAAGCGTACTGCTTATAAAACAACAACAAACGGAGACCGGCATGACTATCAAAAACACACCTTCCGCACGCACCCTAGGATTTTTCACAAACCGTGCGCAGCCCCTGTTCAACGAAATTGACGCCTTCCTATTCAACGTCGACCGCGCTAAAGAGCGTGACGAATTCACGTACCTGATGACGGAACTGCCCGACGTTGTGAACTGGCTGGCAGAGCTCGGCACCCTCGGTCGCAACGCGACGACACTCGCAAATGGCCCGCTTGTTCGTGGTGGCGAAAAGTACGAGCCGGAAGGCCTCTACCTTGTCTATCGTCGCGCACGCTACTACACGCGCCGCCTCAAGACGCTTATCCGTCAGACCGCTCGTTTCTTCGTCCTTGACTGAACGCCCAGCCCCTCCGCGCGAGGGGCTTTTTTCAAAGCCGTCGGCGCCCCTCTAAATATATAAGCGCGGTCGACTATACGCACATAGAAACGGGTGACGCCGGGCACCTCTAGACCCACCGGCACAGGACAACAGTCATTCAGCAACAACTCCAGGCCATTCCCTGTTCGCGCATCAGAGCAAAAGCGCGTGACCTGGAGAAAGCAATGAAACGCGCATTTTTGTCCCTCAACCAACCCCTCGACCTGGCACAGGAGGGCTACATCGGCAGCCTCCCCATCACTGAACAGGACTGGTTCCTGGCAGAGCATGTGGCCCACGCCCGGATGAGCGCTACCAGCCGACGTGGTCGACAGGTACCCCGCGACCCAGCGGCTCAGTACTGGCTCGAGCTCAAAGGGGCTATCGCCGAGGTAACCTTTAACGGGTACATGTACGACCTATTAGACGCAGGGCGATACGTGGAGGACGAGCTCGGCATCTCGCCACTCGTGCACATTAAAAACGACGACAGGCCCGACCTGGTCATCGGAGAAGCGCAGTTCGATATTAAAGGCTCTTCAGCGCTCGTTCCCGGCCGCAGCGTTCGAAACGACAGGTACGTCACGATTAGCCAGAGCAAGGTCCGGAGCTACACGGCCAACGACTACGCAGGACTGGTCCTTGGCAAATCCTACGCTGATGTGCTCGATGTTTTCCTGTACCGAATCGCAAGCGTCTACGCCTGGGAGACCGGCAAAGCGGCGAACAGCAGGACCGGCGACTACTACAAAATCACCATCCCCGAATTTGAGCCTGACGCAGTAGCCGCATAACCAACACCCCGCCCAGCGCGGGGTTTTTCATTGCGGCGCTCTACGGCTTCGTGCGTCACCACCCCGGCGCTATACGAAGCACCACCAACCGCACAATGGAGCCCACAATGTCTGAATTACCACCGATTGCCACTCACGAATCCGGAAACGCCGCTGTTAAGCTGTACGCTACTGCAGAGGACTATCTCTTTACAGTCACCGTCCGTGGCAAGACCGCCTCAGTCGGATATAAGAAAACCGCCACCGCCCGAGTCCGCTATGACGTTTATCAGGGTGACCCCGCGTTCTTCAGGAAAATGAATTCAACAGATTTTTACGACGTTGAGAAATGCGTGTGGCACTGCATTCGAGAGGCTGAATACAAGGAAAGCCCGTTCTAATTAAAAAGCCCCTCAAGTCGAGGGGCTTAATGTTCAATCAGATTCAGTTACAACTTCGTCGTCCGCTGGCAATTCCGCATCTGCCTCAAACTCACTCGCATCGTAACCGCGACTCGCCAACAGGTCCTTAACCCACTGCTCCATAGGCGTTTCTCCGCAAATCTGGAGCAGCAGTTCCGTTGTCCGGTTTGCGACGTAGCGGAGCGCCCGCAGTTCTTCAACGTTATAGTTGACGGTAATCGACTCCTCAGTCATCGCCTTACCGTGTTTATCTACGGCCCATTTGTGCCCCATCAGCGCACCGACTAACACCAGGTCATTGCATGTCAATTTGGCTGCTGTGCTAAAACCGCGTCGCAAATCGTGCGCGCGATAATAAACGTCGGTTCCCATTTCTTCGCAGCATTTCGAAATGGAATCCCCCACTCGAGACAGGTACGGGAAGCGAGTACCATGTCGGCGCGGGAAAACCCACTCCAGGTCTGTGCGCGTTTTGAATCGCTCCCGGAGCATCTCGACGATGTAGTCACTCAAAGGCATCTCGCCCACGAATCCTTTCCAGCCCACGTCTCCGGCGCGCACGTCGTAGACACCCTTCTCGAGGTCAAGCTGCTCCCAACGCATCATCCGCGCGGCACTGTTACGCCAGCCTGCAAGCATCATGATAGTGATAGCCTGCTTGCTGGGCTTATATCGGCGCTTTTGCAAAGAATCCCAGAATAGAGGCATATTCAGCGTCGGTATGCGCTCTTTACGACCCTGCGGAGCAACTACTCGCCAGCCACGCTTAACCCTCTTAATGGGATTAGCCATGATTAGCGTACCTACGTAATCAAGATATGTGTAAACCCCTTGGACTAGGGTTGCCGCCTGAAGGACCGGCGACGATTCCAACGTTCCTTTGAAACGCTTTTCATTCCCCGTAACGGAAACGAGGTAGGCTTCAACGTCACGCTGTTCCTTATCGCTCAGACACGTCCACCACTCAGCCGTTTTCCAGCCCGGTTGCAAACCTCGCTCCAAACGCTTCCTGATTGCCTGTTGCTCATTTTTATTTCGAAGCGGCTTGTTCTTATCGTCTAGCGCACCAATAGATTTAGACAATTCACGCTTAACTGCTGCTCGAAGAGCTTCAGCTTCGAAAAGCTCCTTCCATTTACCGACTGATGTATCTTTCAATACAAAATTGCCAGCTAGCGGTTCAAGCCATTTCCATTGCTTTAAATAAGCAGCCTTGGTTTGGTCTCCGAGACTTGTTTTTGTTTTGCTCTTTCTCTTTTCCTCGAGATAGGTCGGCACGGCCTGAGCGAGCGTCATTGTCTCGCCGTTTTCCGCGTCTAATTCTGCCGGACTCAGGAAGGCGCGGCGCTTCGCCTCTTCAAACTCTTCGCGAGCGCCCTGCAATGTGTACTTGCCCCTGGGTACAGGCCACTTGTCTCGGTGCACCCCTTTAGGTGGCATCGGGTAGTACGGCAGTGGACCGTTTGGCATGGCCACCTCCTTGCCGTCGGGGCCTCGAAACCGCCAAATCCAAACCTGCTTCCCCTTCGGTGACACCCTGAGTCCGAACCCCCGAGTGTTCTCGTCCCAGAATTCCGCGCCGAGAGTTTCGAGGCACGTGTTCAGAATGCCGGGACTGTCGAAGTTGCGCCGCTCCGCCTCCTTTCGTTTTTTCGCCGGAGCTTCGGGTTGATTGTCAAGGTCCATGGGCGCAGGTCTCGCAGAAAATCGTGTGGGAAAGTTCGGAAAAATCCGTTCCCACAATTTTCCCACAGTTTTTATATGAAAAATGGCTTTTCCCTCATTTTCCCACAGTCAGACGCAGGGGTTAGCGGAGGGAAAAATACTTAAGTCCATGAATTTAAACGACTTATATAGATATTTATACAGACGCAGGGGACTCAAAATTTCCAGCATCTACAAACCGACTGTCTCGAAAGCCTTACTGGACAACGGTTTGCGGCTGATGGAAAAACAGGGGAAAAAAGTTTTCCCTCATTTTTCCCACAAATTTTAGATTTTCTGCTAGACGTAGGAAAGTGAATTTCGGGGGTTTTTGCCCTCGACACCGTGCCCCGGTGGTGGAATTGGTAGACGCGCCGGACTCAAAATCCGGTTCCTCACGGAGTGCCGGTTCGATTCCGGCCCGGGGCACCACAGAATTTTATAGAGTACCGCAGAGAGCCCGCTTCGAGCGGGCTTTTTCGCGTTCCACGCGCGAGGCTCGATGGCAGACGTACAACAACAAGAAGTTGAAGAACCGCAGCCAGCGCCAGTCGTCGACACTGAACGAGACATTGCGTTCTACGCCGCTGCACTCGACGCGTTCTACACAACATCGCTCGAGTACGACAAAGGGATTTTCACGCTCGCCGCCGGTGGCTTGGGCCTGCTCGTCACCCTGCTGACGACCGTTGGCCTAACCTCTCGAATCGAACTGTTCGCGTATCTCATCGGAATCGTCGCGTTCACTGTCACGCTCGCCTTGCTGCTCTGGACTTTTCGGCTCAACAAATCACATATCATTGCCGTTGTCGGCGGCGACGATGAACTGAGTACTAGGCAGCTCAGAATCATTGAAGCCGCTTCGATGATAGTTTTCGGCGTCGGCATTTTCAGCGCTGCCGTCGTGGGCGTGCTCGCCGCGACTGATTCTTACAATACGAAGGTGAAAGCCATGACTGACAGCAAAAAAGACAGCGGTCCGATTGTTAGAAACGATAGCGTGCAGGGCATCAAGAACCTGCGGCCGGACGTGTTGCAAAAATCATTCATCGACGCGGATAAGCTACGTCCTCGTGCGAGCACTGGCGCTTCCGCTCCGGTCACGCAAAATGTTCGTCCTGCTGCATCGAGTCCGCAATCGTCAAGCGCGCCTGCTGTTCCAGCAAGCAACCCGACTGCTAAGGGGAAGTGACATGGCCAGCGACAACAAAAAGGGCAAATCTGGTAACTGGGCGTTTGTAGGCGATAGCATGGAGGGCATCAAGAATCTCCGGCCCGACATGCTCAAACAAAAGACAGAGCAGCCCAAGGCCGTAAACGCGCAAGCCAAGCAGACCGGTACTACCACCGCATCTGCGAGTACCACGGCGGCGCCGAGGAAAACCAAGTAATCGAGAGCCCGCTTCGTGCGGGCTTTTTTGCGCTCTATGGCCTCGTGCGACAGGGGTCCTCTATCTAAGTAGCTATACATCTTGAGCACTTCTGCTCCAGGATAACAACAGCTACAGAGGACACATGTTTTTCAGAGGCCTAATTGCACACGACGCGGTCGTCAGCGAATCGATTTTTTTCGTGGCTGAAAGTTTTCACCTTGCGCACGCAGGCGCACAAGCGATGTACCCCGATTCGAGAATTGTCTGGCTGTTCCCGGTCGACGACGAGGACGTGCCCACGAACATCCGGGGCAGTGCTGAACGAGAACTGCTCGAGATAGCGCGCACATCGCGCGACTGATTACCAAGACCGTTCCTCTCTGGAGGAGCGGTTTTTTTCTGTCCGAAGGCTAAAACTGGCGCCGCATGTAGCTATACGTACTACAACGCTCTTCTCCAGTGCTGTTGCGTGGTTCCGAAAACGCCACGGTTGTTGTCCTCCTGGGCCCACCTAGCCCTTGCCCCTCGGTTATTGGTTTCCGAGGGGCTTTTCTTTTGCGCCCCCTTCATCTTGCGCCGGCTGTGCCGTTAACATAGCGGTCCCACTCCGCACGGCATCACCATGGCAAACAAACCGTCAAACGTCATCAGTATCGAGAACCAGATGTTCTGGAAGCAGTTCAAGAACCGGCTGAAACGCGAGCGAAGTGTGATTCAGCTTGAGGCCGACATGTGGGACAACGGCACTACACGAATCACTGGTGACGACGAGGTGCTTCGACCAACGGATGCCATCCTGTTCGGCGAAACTGAGGCAGAGGTACGGGAGTGGTTCGCGAAAGTAGGCTTTCCGATGCCGCAAACTTGGGCGGAATTCCGCGCTGGGCAGTGGTACATCAGCAGACTGGCCGAGTGTATCGACACCGTGCGTATCGGATACCCGCACATTCCCAAGGACGGGTTTGAATTCGTCGAATACCGGTACAACTACATCTACGAGCCGTTCGTATTAGCGATTCAAGACGATTGGGAGGGCGTCGCGGCGTGGCACAAAAAACATCGGACGTTCGCGAAAATTGTTCGCGAGTACGACGAGAGCAAAGAGCTGCCGGACCCGGACTCTGCGAAATTCAGTAGCTGAAAACACGAAGCCCGCATCGAGCGGGCTAGGTGTGCTGTCGGAGGCCCTGTCAGATTCGAACTGACATATAGCAGCACTACAAGGGGCCCCAGAGTCTGCCGCGTCACCTGGTTACGCTAAGGGCTCCCGACAGCACTAAACGTATAGCGACCGCGACTACCTGTTCCAGTCGTGCATCATCGGCGGTTCGTAAACCGGCATCGCCGCTGCTGCTGGTGTCGGGTCATACGATGCGGGGCTCGTACCGTAGTGCGTCATGCCCATTGGCTCCCATGGCTGGGCAAACATCGGCGGACTCGAGTTGTCGAGCCAGCTATGGTTTGAGGTGCTGTCACAGGGCGCGCCATTGTGAATCGTGCCTACCAGGCAATCTGTCAAAAAACCAAACATCACTCTTCTCCTTTTTATACAGCAACTGCAGGGTGTTGCTGCTCTCAGATTCTAGAAACCGCCGTTTAGCCGGCGGTCAGGCTCCGGTGTTCTTCAACCGTGGTGAAAATGCTGGCCAGGTCTACCTCGGCGTTGAGTAGCTTTTTGCTCGTGGCTTGCTGGTAGAGAAGTACGACGAAGGCCTTGTGCTTGAGGCTCGCGCGTGGCAAGTCTACTGGCATGAACGCTCCAAAAGTTTCGTCCCGGCCAATGAACGTGATGGCGGCATCAAGCTCCGCTGCGAACTGGTCAGGGCTGTCATAAAAATCCTCGACGCCGACAACGTCAGCGGCAATCATCACTGCGATGCGCGGTACACGGAGGAACGTCGCGCAGGCGGTGAGGAACTGGCCGCCAGCTCCTTTCACTTGGCGAATTCCGCTGCGCAACTGTCCGATGTATGCGTACGAGACGCCGAGGTTCGTGGCGAGCTCCTGGAGATTCATGTCACGTTCGTTCGCTGCACGAAGCAGCCATCCGAGGAGCACGGCGCCTGGCCGGCTCATCTCTTCCGGCGTCAGCATCGCCCATGCCTGGCGGTGTTCGGGCGCTGCTACTTCTCGCTGGTGCCGGGTCTTCCGGCCGTCTTGCAATAAGGCTTCTGTCATTTCAGAGTACCGGTTTTTTTCAGTGCTTCGATGTACGAATCAACCAACGCCACGAATCTCAGCCACGGTCGCGCTTTTACGGTCCCCTGCCCTGCTTCCCACTGTGACAACGTCGACTGAGGAACTTGGCCAGCAACGGTCAGTGCTTTCCGTGTCAGCCCGCGCTTCAGGTATTTTTTGATAGCAGCTGCGGCTTGTGCGCCAGGGATGCTCTGCGGGGTACCGTCAGCTTGGGCAACGATGGCATCGCATGCTTCAAAAATAGATATTTCCTCTAGACGCGGAGACGCGTTGCTGTTCAGCCACGAGGTGAGGCGGGAGCGTGAGATTGGTGCTGAGAGTGTGGCCGATAGGGATTCAGCGAACTGCTCTTGCGTCAGGCCAGAACGGTCAATGTAGTCGCGCAGGCGTTCGGCAAAATGCGAACGCCGCTTGTCCGAAGACAGCGGCGCGGTGGTCACGAGCGGCGGCTCAACCTCGAGGGGTTTACTGCCAAGGAACAGTTCTCTGATGGGTGGCATGCGGCGAAAATACACCCTGCCCTAAATAACGTCAAGCGATAGCTTTAGTTATTTACCGTTGCTTTTGACAATAAGCGTTTCGAGCTCGCTCGCGTAGCCGGTACATTGGAGCAATGAAGCGGTGTACGCCTTGATAACTGTTGGGGCTTCCGCTGTGGAGGACAGGTCCTGGACAGCCAAATGCGGTCGGCCAGGAAGTGGGATTGGGGGAGCTTTTACGGGAACGTATTGCTCGACTGGCGCAGGAGGCGTAGTCGAAGCGCAGCCCGAAAGCGCAACCGCGAGAGCTATGGCGCATGATGTGATGGTCTTCATTATTTGTCCCACCCTGCAAACTGCTGCGCGGTACCCACTGCCAGTTGACGCGCTGCCTCAACGTCAGGCGTCGAAGCAGCCATTACCGCCGCAGCTTTCTGTGTGGTGGTCACGCGGATAACTTGCGCCTGCGCGACGCCTGTTTGAATGCTCGCAGCCTGGGCAGCACCAATGGCTTGGGCCTGCGTAAATGCGAGCTTGTCGTTGGCAATCTGTTGGTTAGCCGTGTCGAGTGCTGCGGCGTCCTGGGCGTGCTGCTTCGCGTCGACAGAGGCGGTGTGCCTCCACTGGTAAACCGGATAGGCCACGGACCCAACCCAGAGGGCCGCGACAAGGCCCAGCCCTACGAGCTTGGCTTGGGCAACACCGGGGATTAGGTCCGTGAGGCTCATTGCGCCGCCGTTGTAGAGGTTTCAGTTGGCGCCGCAACCGGGGCTGGGCCGTAGTTAATAGCGTCCGCATAAGCCTGTGCCGCAGTCTTGGCGCTTTCCGCAGAAACCGTAGCTACCGGAGCCGGTGCGACGTTAGCAATGGCAGTCGTAACCTGGGCGACCAGATTCGCGTGAGCAACGCTCAGCGCATCGAGAACCGGCTGAGCGCTCACGACCGTCGTAGCAGTCGGGGCAACAGCAGCTTCTTCGGCAACCTTGGCCAGGTGGTCCTGCGCTTCCTTGACGTGACTAGCCGTAGCAAGCCAGCCAATGATGGACGACCCAATGATGAAATAAAGCACATGGCTTCCGGTCAGTTGGCTCTGAATATCAGAGAAATGCGGCTCGAGCACCGCAGCGATGGATGCACCGATTCCAACGGCTGCCTGGAGATGCAGCGCGACGGCACGCTTTACGGCGCGAAAAGTGCGATGGATAACGCCTTCCACCTTGTGTGCGTCGGCAGTTGCGTCGGCCTTAATTTTCGCCAGGTCGGCGGACAGGGCTTGTTTTGCATTTGCGAACATTCAAATCTCCGTTTCTTTATATAGCTATTGTTTAGTTGCTCGGGTACACGCCGTTTAGGAACATGTTTTGTTCGGCGGTCCTCCGGCGCAGCAGTCCACTCGAAACAACCAACTGACCGGCCGAGTTGTGGTACTTGTCCCAGTCTAGGAAGTGTTGCGCAGCTCCTGCGTAATCCCCGGCATTCAAGACTCTCAGAAGAGTCGAGCCGTCTAGAGCACCAGCTCCCGCGTTGTATTCAAATGAAACGAGAGCGTCAAACTGGCACTGCGTCAAAGGAACCTTCACGTACGCGTTGACGTTCACCACGAACGGAGCAACGTCTTTTGCGAGTAAGTCGCACGCCTGCTGTTCAGTCAATCCATTGGGAAATTGAGCCTGAGCCTGGGCAAGTGTCGCGTGGAAAATCGCGTGCCCGTAACCGGTTGTCGGGATACCAGCGGTATCCAGATAAACGCTAGCGCGAAAGCTTTCCCACGATTTGATGAAAGCCAGGCCGGCAGCTGAGAGAGTGTGGGAGGACATTGGTCATGCGCTTTATGGTTTTAGTTTTTGTGCGATAACGACCGCCAGGACCGCGCCCAGTATTGCGGTTAGTGCATGTTTGGCCATGCCCAAAAAACCGTCGGTGGCTAGCGTGTGTTTGGGCTCGGCTTGCTCGAGCACGCGAACCCTGGAGTCCAAAAGGGACTGGTTCTTTTCAAGCAGGTCAACGCGCATATCTACGCGCGTAAGCAGTTGCAGGCTCTGGGCGATGCTTTCGAGCGTCTGCTCCATCCGCTCCAGGCGGCTCTCGACGACAGCCAGGCGAGCTACGTCATTTATATTGTTGTTATTTGTAGTCATCGTCTGGCTGTTTTTTACAGCATCGTTATAGTTATCGCCCGGCAGCGTCGAGACGGCCGGGTTTTGTTTGTATAGCTACGAGGTGGCGCCAGTCGTCGTTCCAGACGTGCTCGTCGTGGTAGAGGTTGCAGGAGGCGTCAGCGCTGTGATTGCAGCGTTCGCCGCTGTGGTGGCGGCGTCCTGCGTCACGTACGGTGCCATCCCGGGCTGCGTAAAGTCAAAAGGCTGGCGAATGACGAGTACTCCAGACGCGTCATAAAGCTCATAGCCGAAGGCGTTGCCGAGCTGGATTATTTTTGAGGTAAGCATTCAGGCACCTTTAGCTGTTTTTTGTGGCGTATACATATACCGACAGCGCATTCGGGCTCGGGGCGTAGCGCACCGACTGCGGAAAAGCGCTGCTTCGCGGGAGGTAGTAGCTGCCGTCTTGCAGCTGGGTGTTGCAGCCAAGCGTGTGCCAATTGGCGGCAGGGATAAACGGCAACTGATGGGCCGACGGGGTTACCGCGTCCAACGTCATGTCGTAGACGGCGATGGTTCGAGTACCGGTAATCATCCAGCAACCGTTCTGTGTCGGACCCGCTATGCCATAGTTGATTACATTGCCTACGGCTTTCAACGGGCTCCACGTGTTCGATACAGGGTCGTAAATCTGATACGTGGTGGGCGCGGTATTTGCCGGCTGCTGGAATCCGCCCCCGCAAAATACCTTTCCGTTGCCCAGCACGCACACCGCAGCGTTCTGCAGTGGCTGAGCGAGTGAGGCTGCGACCGTCCAGCCTTCGTTAATGTTCAAAATCGCACAGCTAGCCAACGAACCTGTGCCATTTTGGTAGCCGCCGACCAGCATGAAAGTAGTAGGTGTGAGCTGCACCAAGCCGCACATTGAGGTACCAAAGGGTGCAGTCCAGAGCTGCGTGAAGTACCCGGTCGTGGCTGAGGTGGGAGTGTACGTGTACGTTGCTGCGGAGGTGGCTCCAGATGGCGTCGAGCCGCCCACGATTAGCACCCGGCCATCTGGAATCACCGTAATCACGGGATTTTCACCGCCGGGGTAGCCCGCTTGCGGCAAGACTCCGAGAGCTGTTTTCGTTTCCGTCAGTCTGTCGTAACGGGACAGGTAGACCGAGTTGTCGCTGGAATAGCTCTCACAAACATAGACGGAATCACCGAAGGCAGCGCACGAGGAATAGCTAACGGCACCGGTGAACAGGGAGTTGTCTACAACAATCCACGGTTGCGGCTCGTTCAAGATAAAAGGTACCTGCCCCGGCGCGACAGTGAATCCCGCTGGAACACGCGATGCGTCAAACTGCAACAGTTGACCCGGATAGACGCCGCTCGGTCCTGTTATAGCGCTCATTTCTGCACCTCCACGGAAGCGGCGCCGCCAATTGCCGTGACGCGAATCGCTGCGACCTTTGCGTCGAAAACATCTACGGTGAAAACCGAAACAGCACCCTCTGCCCAAGCATGCCAATTGGCCGTACCAGCGCGAATCGCATCATTCGGCGACAGCGTGTATTCCACTAATGCGGTAGCGCCAGTGGCCGGATAGACGGCGACCGTGGCCGCCACGTCGTTGTGCATGTCGAGCACCGCCTGCTGGCCGGCAGCAACAGTCATGCTCTCAATTTCTAGGATTTGAATAGTCATTTTTAGACGGTATAAAACGAGGTGCCGTCGGAAACCACGTGCGTCGCCTGGCCATTAGCCAAGGGGATTGCGGTCCCGGAGCCATTCGCGAGCGTCGCCGTGATGCTGGCGTCCATCTTGTTGATGATGAACCACTCGCGATTGCTCAGCGGGAGGGTCAGCGATTGGGTTTTGTTCGCGCTGCTGTTGCCCGTGAGCACGACGTATCGGTGCCCGGGAACGTCGCTTCCAGGCGTCAGGACGCCGGGCGTGCTGTCATTGACGACAATGCTGTACAGGCTGCCGAACAGCGTGTCGAGCGCGGTGAACGAGTCGTTCACGGTCTGTTCTTTCTGGGCTTGCTGGACAGCGAGCAGCTCGAGGTTTAGGTTAGGTGTGGTGCTCATTAGCTGTTTAGAGTCATTGTTATAGAGCTAGTGAAGCCGGGACCGGTCACTGTGCTGTTCTGTGCGATTTGCAGCACGCACTGCGTCAGCGTGCCTGACAGGCCCAACTTGGCTAGGTCTGCGGCGGCTTGAGCATGCGTGTACGTGAACGACGGTGATTGGACTTGGTACGAAGCAACTTGCTGACTAAGCCCAGATACCGTGACGATTACATTAACTGTATAGCTTTCGTTTTGTTCTGAAAGCGGCGCGTCGACGTACGGCGGCCAATAGTCCGCCAGGCGGTCGCGGCGAATCCAAGAAACCGTCTGGCCAGACTGCCTCAGATAGACCGGGCTGTAGCAGCGCAGGCCGGCGTTAGTGTTCGTGAAGTTCGTCGAGTCGGCGTTCGACGTGCCCAGGCCCGGCGCCACAGTTCCGTACGTCGTCGGCACGCCCATTTTTTGGACGGCCAGCGGGACGCGCACAACATTTGAGTCGAGCAAAACGAACGTGTCGCCGATGGCGTGGGTACCGGTCGACCACTCGGTGCCCTTGCGGCCGCGCAACAGCCCTGACAGGATGAAACTGACGCCATCCGAAAGTGGCGTCACGTCTGAGAACGCGATAATCTCGCTTCCCAGCAGCGCGAGCCCTGCTCCGGTCGCTATCACGTCCGACCTGGCATTCGCGAACACTGCACCGCTCCGCAGTTTCACTGTGACACTGTTGGTGTTGTCCCAGATGGCCGGATTACCGCAGCTCGCCAGCGCTGTCGTTGCGGCTCCCACGGTTGCGGCCGTCGGAATGCTCGCCACTTGGCCATAGTTATTAGACCCGTCTACCTCGTACAGCGCCGCGCCCTTCCACCGCGACGACTGGTTGTCGGGGTACACCGCGACATACGCACCCGACGCGTTGTCGTTGTCGCTCAGCAGCGGAATGTCGAGCATCACGAGCTGCGGGTTAGCCACGGGAGTAATGGGCGCTTGGTTGACCGGAACGATGGTCGGGATGGCGGCCATGTTTCCGTACGGGCCATAGTCGAAGAGCTGCGCCTGGGCAGCAATCACGCCATCAACGGAGACCGTCAACTTTGTGACAATCATCCTGCGGATGCCGAGCTCCGTCTCAACGTCGACAACGTCGCCTGGGTCCATGTCCAGGTACTTCATGCCAACCTGGAACGTGTAAGTGCGCCGGGCGTACCATTGGGCGTCGATGAGCATTTCCGCCACAGCGGATGCCAGCTCGAATGGCATCGCTATCGGGAATGTATAGCTGGTAATGTTGTTCGACGTGGCAAGCTGATTTTTGGCGTTCGCGATGTTGTTCCCGTACGCGAAGTTCGCGTCTGGAAAATCGGGGTCCGGGAAATTCACTTCGACGAGACTCGGCAGGTCTACGTCCTGAATCCGCGTGACGTTCACCGGCTGGAGCACCGAATTGCCGGGCTTTTGCACCCCAAGGTCCTCGATGGGAATGGTGCCGTAATAGGGAGCACTGGCTCGAGGGATAAGGCGTAGCACGCCGTCGGTCTCGACCGTGTCGATGGCAAATACTGTAAGGAGATTCTGGAGAGCATCGCGCGCAGCAGAGCGGGTACTTAGCCAGAATCCTTGGGGAACTGCGGTCGCGAGCGACGTATCCAACTTCGATGCTGGCAGGCCGACCTGCGCGCTCACGTCCGCGAAAATATCTCCGACGGTGTACGGCGCATAGGTTGTCGGCTCCATTGGAATGCTGCTCGGCAGATAGCGCACAATCTCGTACTCCAGGTTCGGAATTCGATTGCCGTAGCTCTGGATTGGAAACGAGTCGTACACGACGTAGGCCAGCCCACGGAACGCGGTAGTGTCGGCAACGCCCAGGTGCGACTGAATCGTCGAGTTGGGCATCTGGGTCGCAGAGCCGGGGTAAAACCGGATGTTCGAGGTGAGCTGCATCCCGCCGTCACTTCCCAACGCCGGCGCCGCTACCGGACCGGATGGCGTCATCGCGTAGACGCCGACGTTCTCGGGCTGAATACTGCCGCTCGGGTACTCGAATGCTGCCGACGGCCAATTAGCGTTCCGGTCGTACGTGTAGCCGGGAGCTGGAGCATACGTGCCGCCGCTGCCGACTGTTACACCGGGCCAGCCCCACATTGCAACAGTCTTCGCGAGATTGCCTTCGTATAAACCGTTGAAGAAAGAGCTCTGGCTGACGAATCCGCTGCCGGTACGGACAAACTGCACTGCAACGGTACTCGACTGAAGCTTCGCCGTTACGCCGTTCTGCTGCAGTGAGTCGAACAAAATGTCGAACTGCGCACCAACATAACCGGGGTTGGGGATGTTCGTCGTTTCGCTACCTGACGGAGCTGCTTCCCAGTTCCACTGCGAGGGGTACGGGTCGAGGTAAACGTTCTGTATCGAGGAAATGCGCGTCGCCGGGTCCGAATTGTTCCGGTTGTTGTAGTTATCGACCAGAATCGTCATATTCCGGAAGTAGGTTAACGCGTCGTCGAGCGTCGTAAAGTCCTGCGTGTTCGGATTCGACCGTTGCAGAAACCCTGAGCTGTTCATCTCGTACGCATCTACGCGGTACAGTCCAGAATTGTTGTTCGTGGAGAACAACGGGCTGCCGTCATATATGAGAGTACCATCGGCCCAAATGCGAGAGATTCCGGTCGCCGGCCCTTTGCACAGCGCGGCTGCGAAAGTCGCGTAGTACACGGCTTCCTCCGGACCCTTCCCCCCTTTGCCAATGTCTTGCGTGCCCATGGCCAAGTCGACAGCCCAGATAATCTGATGAGCCGCCCGGTAGGTGTTGTAGCACCAGGGAATAGCGTTGCCGTAACTCTGGGACGTGATGCGGGTGTCCGACAATTTCCCAACGATTTGCCTTGGCGCAAACAGTTGGCCAATGGCGCCCCCGATGAGCGCGCCGACGCCGGGCATGCCAAAAGACGAGCCGATGGACGAGCCGACCATCTGGCCGACGAGCGGTGCTGCTGATGCCATTTACGCGTCCTCCAACAGGGGAATTTTGTAAGCCTCGATGACCATGTCGCGCCACCTGTCATCCAGGCCGTGCTCGACTACTTTGCGAACAATCGCGTATGAATGAAGGACGCCAACGTCTGTTGCCAGTCCAACGTGGATAGCCTCGCCGTTAAATGCAAAGCGGTACACGTCGCCGGGCTTGGCTTCGTCGACAGGAATGGGCGTGAGCATCGCGTTCAGATGCCGTTGAAGCTCGTCCGGGTCCGGGTGTCGGGGATACGCCGTGTAGTCGTAGTCGGTCAGGCCGAGCGTGTGCGCGGTGTAAAGAAGTAGCCCAACGCAGTCCAGGCCAATCTGCGGAGTGCGTCCTTGGTGGCGAAAGCGCACCCCGAGGCAGGTGCGGGCCTGCGCGATGAACTGGGCGCGCGTCACCGTTTTTGTAGTTATTGTCATTGCGCTGACTCTCCACCCGGGCGGATGGTTTGCATCGGGTCAGGTACGTCCGCCTGGCCCTGGAAATTTATATAGTTGCCGAACCCTTGGCACGTGGCTTTCTGCCCGTCGCAGCCGGCGACGACGCTGAATGTGTCGCCGACTGCCATGGGAAAATCTGGGGGATACACGAAGGTCAAGACACCAGCAGGCTGGCCGAACGAATTGACTTTGATTTTTCTGCCGGCGTTGGCGCCCGTGGTCCAAGTCAAAATGCCGGCCTTGAACGTGTTCGCGTTGTTCGTGAGGTTCGTGGTTACCTGGATGTTGTTGACGACGGACTCCACGGTGCCGGGGAACGTAAATTTCGTTACGTCCATCCCGCAGCGGGTAGAGCCGAAACTCACGACGCACACGGCCGAGATGGTTTCGAGGATTTGCTGCGTGTGTCTCTGGTGCAGCCCGCGAACTTCCATCGTGAAACTGTTGTTCTCGTAGGTGCCTTGGCCCAGGTACCCGCTTCGAAGGGTAATCATGCCGGCCGACGTATCGAACCGATTCACCATGTAGACCGTAACCTCGGCGCCGTCGTAGACGCCCGTGTCCAGGTCGCTCTCAGTGATGTACCCTGCATTGAACAGGCCTTGCACCTCGAGATTGTCGACGGTCATGTCCGACGAGCTCTGGATAGCCGTCGGGTTATAGCCCGTGATGCGATTGTAGGTCTGGCCGTTGACCGTCAGGTCGGTGTCGTTGTCTGTGAACCCCATCACCACGCCGTCTGTGCGCGTGACTAGCCAACACGTGCAGAACGTTGTCAGGGAGCCTTGCAGGTACCCTTTCATTGCCGTGGAGATGGTCTTCATATGCGAAGCTCCACGAGAGGCAGGCTGTACAAATAGAAAGCGGCCTGCTGGTCGGGATTGCCGGCTTTGAATCCGATTTTTAGCTTGTCTACGTCCAGCCGCACAGGCACATCGAACTGCCCGGACCATGATAGGCCTGATTGAGGCATACAGTTGAGGGTGACAGTGCCGTCGCTATTGACCGTGAATGCCGTTTGCTGCGCACCGCCGTCATACAATTTCACGGTATTGGCGACGGGCTTGCTAATCGGCCGCAACGCGGTATTGCCGCCAGGCGTCGTGTACTGTTTCCAGAGGGAGTACTGGTTCGTGGTGCCGGTGATTAGTTGTAGCTGTCCCTGCTGCGGTGTAACCCGATAGTCCGTCCAGTCTTTGAAGCGGAAGCCGACAAGCTTCCCTTGGAACACCCGTATAAGGGCGTTCAAGGCATCAACTTCGCTCTGCAACAAAGGACGCTCCCCGAGCTCAAACTCGGAGAGCGAGTGGGTCCAGTTGGCATTCCGTTGCTCGAAACCTGAGCGCCCTTGGCTTACCTGGGTACTGAAGGTCGGGCCACCGGTAGTTCCGGGAATAATCAGGCCATCATTTATGCGCTCGTCGATGAAAGCAGCGATAGTCATTACAGCTCCGTTTTTTAAGCTGTATAGCTATCGCACTACCCTAGTTTCTAAGCCCCGCCATGGATATACGGGTGCTCATTCCGCTCATAATCTGCGACTGCGAGGCGTTGAACGAGCTCAGGTCTTGCGTCGCCACATTCATATTGAAGGTGTTTCCGCCACTTACTTGCTGGAGTCCCGCAGCGGCCGGCATCGTGAAGCCGTAGCCGTTTCCGCCCACTGTCGATGACCAGTCGGTGCCTCCGACACCTGTGCTATCCGGCCCAAACAACGTGGACGTTGAAGAGCTCCCGCCGCCGAACAGGCTTCCAATACCGCTGAATAGATTGCTGAACAAGCTCCCTATGCCGCCGGATGACGATGAAGAGCTCGAGCTGGTCACGCTATTCAAAGCCTGCTTGAGGGCGTTTTCCAGGCCGGTCGTGAGCTGGGTGAATAGGTTGCTTGAGCCGTTAGCCTGGTCAAAACCATTCTTCAAGCCCGTCACAATCTCGTCTGCCACGCTCTGCGACAACTTGCCTTCAATCTGTTGCGAGAGTGTCAGCAGGAATTGTTTGCCGGCTTGAATAGGCCGTTCCTTTCCAGTCATCACCTTGTCCAGCGCCTGGCCCAGGTCGTTGGCAATGTCCTTCTCAATCTCCTGCTCCATTTTGGACTCAGCGTTAATCTGAGCCTTCGCCTCGCGGATTTGCTTATTGATAGCCAACTGGTCCGAGATGGGGCCGTTCAGCGCTTTCGCGTTTTCCAGAATCTGCAAGTCCGCTGCTGCTTCCTGCTTTTTTATTGCAAGTATTTGGTTCTCGGCGTCCCCTTCGCTCAGGTCCCCTTGGGAAACCTGGTCTTTGATGCCTTGAATCTGGTCATCGTATCCGGAGTTTTTAACGCCAATATCGTCCTTCTTCGAACCGTAGGCATCGTGCGCCAGGTCAAGGCGCTCGTTCTCCTTGATGGCGTCGTAGGCCTTCTGGTCAATGGACCCGTCAGGGTTCTTGTGCTCTTGTACCTGTTTGAGCTGGTCGTCGTATTTGTCGGTAATGTCGGAAGTGTCCGCGCCGACGCCTAGCGTCCCATGAGCCTTCTCGACCCGCTTTTCGGCCGCATCAACCATTTTCTGGTAGGCCGTGGCTTCTTTTTTGTGCTCCTCATTGATTTGCTCGAGCGTTTTGCGGCGCTCCATGTCAATCTTGGCAAGCTCCGTGTCAGCGTTCGTGGCAAGAGTCTGCTCGCGCGTCTGAGCGGCAGCCACTGCACGAGCATTCCCCGCCTTCGCAGCTCTCGCCTCCTTTTCTTTCTCCGCTGTCATGTCCGCAGCTTGCCGGTCCTCGGCTGCCTTCTTCTCAGTCGCGTAGAGCTTTTCCACTGCCGTTCTACGATTGGTGTAGTACTCTTCAAAACCAATCTTGCCATCTCGTAAGAGCTGCTTCTGCTTGTCTTCTTCCAGCTCGTACAGGTCCCGTGCGTGCGTAATCGCGTTGCTAAAGTCAGCTTGGGCATCCTGCATGTCGGCGCCAAGGTCTGGGCTACCGCCATCACCCTTTTTCTTCTTCGCTTTACCAGGTGCCTCGGAAATGAGAGGTGTCGCCGCTTTTGCTGTTTTAGCATCGGCCTCGGTCTGGCGGGATTGCAGGCGCTTGTTCTCGTTATCCAGTTCCGATTTGTGCTTCGCCGCGCCAATGTCGCTTCGGCGCTTCATTTCGGACTCGAGCAAGTCGACCATCTGCTTAATGCTATCCCTCTGGTGGCCTCCCAATATTCCCGAGGTTGACCAGGAGTTTTCGGCCTTCTGCAACGTTGCCTTGCGGTCCATCAGGTCCGTGAGTTTGGCCGACTGCACTTCTTTCGGGTCATAGCTGTTGATAATATCAAGAGCGTCTTGCTTTTTATGCATCTCCTTGTTTGCGTCAAGGGCCATGACGCCGACACCGGCAACTGAGGAAATGGCCAGGCCCGCCGCAGCTACGCCGCCGATGCTAAGCGAGCCAAGCAGCCCTCCAATCATTGCGCTCAGCCGGGCTGCAAGTCCGGAGAAGAATCCGCCGAAGGCCCCGGTCGCCGTGGCCAACAGGTTTGACGTGCCGGCGGCGATGGATGTTCCGATTCTCCCGAACGCGGCGGGCAGCCGCGAGTCGAAGCCAGCTAGCAGCGCAATCAATCCGTCGCCGAACAAGGACACAAGGCCGCCAAAGGCCGTTTTCAGCGGGCCAATGACTCCCGAAAGGCCTGCAAAGCCCTCACCAAGGGTTCCGAGCGTGCCGAACAGCGACATTGCGCTCGACGCTATCGACAGGAAAGGACTTATAAGGAGCTTGAACGCCGCGTTGATAGCCATCGTCCCCGCAACAATCTCTCCGAACGTCTTGACGCCATCCTCATGCTGCGCAATGAAGTTTGCCAAGGAGGTAATCATGGGCTTCATAGCCTCGGCCCACTTCTGAACGTTTTCGCCCAGTGAATGCACTGCCGCCACGACGCCCGGGTCCTTCAGGACGTTCGTCAGCCCGCGCAGCATGTTCACGAACACGTCAATCACACCCGACTTGCCAAGCTCCAGGTTAAGGTCGTGAATGGAATTCTTGAAGCGATTGATGGCGGTCTGCGGGCTTTTCTCGCTTGCTTCGTCGGACGCGGCACCATATTTGGTGCCCAAGTATTGAGAAAACTGTTCGAAAAACGCCTTCGGGTCAATCTGGTAAACCTTACCGTCAGACCCTGCCTTCCCGGCGAGCGATGCCTTCACGTCCGCTTCATTCTTGAGGCGGCCATCTGAATTGGCAATCAGGAACTGGGAAATTTCCGGGAACAGGCCTTTAATGTCATTAGAACCCAGTTGGCGATAGGCTTCCTTGGTCTGCAGCCGGCTACCGGACAGCATCTCCGAGACAGCGTAGAGAGCGCGCTTCTGGCTGCTGTCGTCGATATGCCGAGCCTGGAACATGGACAACCAGCCGTCCATCCCCTTGTTCAGGTCGTCGTTGCTCATGCCTTGCGCGCGACCGGCCGCGTACACACCGGTGAACTGGTCTGCCGTTTTCAGATAGTCGGCCCCACGTCGGTTGGCGATGCTGTACATCTGCTGCTGCTGGACACGCGCCGCACTCTCGTCGTTGTTGTTTGCCGCCAAAAGGCTGTAATAGATGCCGGCGTCCTTGATGCTGTCGGAAATGAAGGACTGAGCTCCGACCTGGGCGCCGACGATGCCGAGCAGGCTACCGATGCCCATGCCAGAACCCCCGCCGCCCCCGAGACGGCCGAGGTTTTGGCTTCGGATGGCTGCCAGGCGATTCGCTGAACGCTCGGCCTCGAGCTCCATGGCGCGGTCAGCGCGGAGCTCTATGGCGGCACGGTTCTCTGCGGCCTTCGTCGCGATAGCTGTGACATTGGCTGCGCCTCTTTGGGCGTTCAGGGCCATTGTTTGCTCATGCTGCTGCGCAAGTGTCAGCCGGCGAGCGTACTGCTGCCCTTCGACGGTAGCGACTGCCGCTGAGGCACGCGTAACGGCTAAAGCTTGAGTTTGCTCTGTGGACGCCGAAAGCTTTTCAAGGTCTTGGCGATGTTTCTGTCCGGATACGAGCTGTGACGCCTGAACGCGTTCCTGCAAGAACGCGACGCGGTCTCGTGAAGCAGCGGACGCCAAGTCACTGCGAGCTTTAAGCTCCGCCATGCGTGCCGCGTGTTCAACTGCCTGCGCCTCGGCTCGAGCATCGGCTTGCTCCTGGGCGAACGCCGCGCGACGCGCTAGCGACTCTTTTTCAGTTTCCGCTTCGCTTGCAATTTCGACCTGTCGACGAGCATGACGTTCGGCGTCGGCCTCGGACCGGGCGTTGATAGTTTCGAGGTTAGCGGCGGTCTCGGCCGCCTTTCGCTGCTCGTAGCTAGCTGTGGTGTCTGCCAGGCGTTGTGCCAGCTCGGCCGTCTTGGTAGCTTCACGCTGACGGACGCCTTCAGTTTTGAGGGCTTCGCCAGCGCGCTTGGATTCCAGGTCCTGCGCCGCGCGGCCCATACGGGCATAGCTCGCTTCAGTGGAACTGGCGAGCCGTTCGACGCTCTCTTGGAGCGATTTGAGGGAGGTTAAAAGGCCGGTGAGTCCGTCCGTGCCATCCATTGCAACATTGACACGAAACTCAGCGGCCTGGAAATTTTCAGACATTCTTGTGTGCCGTCCGCATTTCTTTTATTAGTTTTTCTAGCTCGTCGAAGGTCTCTTTCTTCCCTCGGAACCCAGCTACGGCGGCACGAATGGCAGTCAAATGACTGTCCGCGAGCTTTCTATGGTATAGCCACTTGGCAGCTCGCACGAATCCGTGAAAATTCGTCGGGGACATGTTCCCGATTGACTCGAAGGTGTGGCCGGCGTCGAGCAGCGTCGTGATAGCCATGTGCTCGTCAACGGCCTCATCGTCCTGAAGTTCCTCATCAGTCAGATGAGGGAGCTCCCCGCGCATCATCGCGGACAGCTCCCAGTCGAGCTCTTGCTGAGGTGTTAAGCCTTGCGGTTTAACAACTTGGACACTTCCTTGCGAACGCGCTCGATTGTCTTCGGCAGCTCGCCGCCGAGCGCTTTCACGAAAAAAGGTATGTTGAGCTCCACGACGGTCGCAAAGGCTTTCAGTGTATCGACGGGGTCCGACGAGTCGAAATACTCAACCGGCTGTTTGATGGCCAACCCGACTAGCTCGAAGGCCGCGTCTCCGCAAGCCTGGAATTTTTCCAGGTCGGTCAGCTCCGTGCCGTCCTTCGCCTTCAACTGGTCGGCCATGTCGTAGACGCTCATAATCCCCATGAGCAGTCCCATCACCTGTTTCGTCAGCTGGCGCATTCCAAAGGCACGCACCTGGAAAACATCGGCGCCGATGCGTACCTCGTGTTCCTGCTCGAATGCCGCAGCGACTTTCTCAGCCTTTACGCTCATCTAACCCTCCCTTACGAAACGAGAGTGATGGAGCCGTACCCGGCTAGGACGCCCGAATTGATGGCGTCCGCAGACATGAGGACCTTGCCAGACATGTCCCACTTAACCAAGTCCTTCGCGCTGATGAGGTCTGTTTGCTTGCCAGGATTCAGGCGAACGCGCGGCAGGTCGAGGACCACCGCTTTACCGGTTACGGTATTCAAGCCCTCAAGCCTGATTGCCACGTCTTGAATTTGCTGGTTGAGAATATTCACCGACGTGTACGAAGCCACAGTCCCCGACGCCACCAGTGGCAGCGTATAGCTGGCGAGGTTGTTCATCGTCAGCGTACCGTCAGTGTTCACCGTGTAGTCGCTCGCAGCGACAGTCACCGGCGTAGCCGAGGAGTCCACCAACGAGGTGATGGTCGCGCCCGCCGTGCCGAAAACATAGTCGAGCCCCACCGTCATCTGTGCAGGAAGGACTTTACCGGTGAACGTGTTTGCGCCGGTCCCACCGCCTTGCGTGGTCGTGCCGGAAAGCGCCAAAGCAAGGTTAAACCCACTCGGCACCATCAGGTCAAACTCAATATCCAGGTCAAACGTATTCGGGATATAGGCGTCAAGCAACTGAAGGCCTGACTGGTTTTCCCTGTGTTCAATCCACGTGACTTTGGGAGTCAAGGTGCATTTTGAGGTGTCGCCCACGCGGCTGTAACCGAGGAAGTTACCGTTGGCGTCGTAGGTTCCGATTTTGGGCTTCCCCTGGCCACGCAGGTAGATAGCGTTTGAAACGTTGGACATTATGCGTCTCCGTTTTCTTCTTGTAATTGTTGTAGTTGTATAGCGACTGTTTCAGCGTAATCCGCGACGCCAAGGCCCACGAGCCATATCGCTACGGATGCAGATACGTCGAGCGTGTCGCCAGGCTGCTGAACGTTTTCTGCGTGTATATGTTGTTTAGAGAGTCGCACCAGCATTCAGGTGCACCTCCGTACTAAAAGCTAGCGGGAAATACGCCAGTCCGCCGACATACGCCGCAGGAGGAGCCGTCTCGAGCTTCAGGTTTGTGTGCGCCTCTGACGGAATCCAGCCAATAAGCGCATTGATGGTCTGGAGTATCAGCGGACCCGCCTCTTCCCGAGCTCCGGCGCCAGTTGTAAAGTCCTCTTGATTGTCGTCAACAATGACAACCTCAATGAGCTGCTCTACTCCCTGAAAGGCGCCAAATGCAGCCTGTTGCCCTTTGATAGGCTTATGCTTATTAAAAAGGACCAATGCTGCGGGGAACGCGACGTTGCGGGCGAACACCTCTTTCAGGCTTCGCGCACCGCCCACATGGCCAAGGCCAGGAACCTGCTCCTGCAACCGCTGGATAATCAGTTCCTGCGCCTGGAAGAAGTTGTCAAAAGCCATTGAAGAACCTCGGATTGAAGCGCTTCACTGGGACATTGAATAGCGGCAGCGTTGTCGGCTGTGCTACGGCAACATCTTGGTTCGGTACCCCAAGGGTGAGCTTTCCGTCGCGGATTTGCTTCATGAGCACCACGGCGGCGTCGTAGCGTTGCATTACCGATGGCTCTGCCTGCGAGCCTGGCTTGCTGTTGTAGATGAACCAACGCGCAATGTCAGCGACGATGCGCTCCACAATCGGTGGCACACTTTGCAGGGGGAGCGCGTAGGCACTCCCCACGTACACGTCTACCTCGTCCTCGGCCAGGTTGATGAACGCGTCGAATGCGTCGTCAGCAAGTGGTGTCTGCGACTTGAGCCCGGCAACCCCGATAAGGGGATTGCCGAACATCGCCACCAGTTGGGCCGTGGTCAGGTATCGAGTGGCCATTGCCGTCTATCAGACCAGGTTCTGGAACAGGAAGCCGCTGTCTTGCGAAGTGATATACGGCGCACGTTCGAAGAACATGTTGAAAATAAGGCTGTTGACGTTTTCGTCAACGAAACCGTCGCGCACCATCGGCATACCGGCCAGCTGGTAGGTGTACCCATAAGACGGTTGCGCAATCGTCGTCGACTGTTGCGGGACGTATGCAAGTATGGCGTTAGTACCCCAAACGTCGCCAAGGTCGTCCGCATCGTCAGTAGCCGTGACAGCGGTTGCCACAACTACTTTCTGCACCTCAAACCAGTTGGCGAGCATATCGGTGGTGATAGACGCAGAGCTGGTGTACTTGATTTTGTCGGTCAAGAACGGGTTGGTCTTCAATGCTGCAAAAACCTTGGCGCCGATGACCAGCTTGTTCGGATAGCGCCCGATTTTGCTGCGAACGGCTTCGCGCGCTGCCAACACCGACTCAATCGGGTTGCAAGACGGGTCGCTCCACATCGTCGACGCCGCAGCGGCGAGGACGTTATTCGCGTTGTAGTTGGAAGCGGTCGTGGCCAAAGCGGCCTGCTCGCGCTCAAGTTGCAGAAGCATTACGTTGAATTGCATCTGGACCGCTTGCGCCTGAAGGTCCACATCTGCAATCGCTCGCGCTTCGTCGTAAATTTCGAACGGCAGCGGAACGCCCAGCGCTTCTTGGTACAGCTTGTAAGGGATACCGCTGTAACCCATGCTGACGCGCTGAATGGCTGCACCCGGCGAGCGACGCAGGTTGTATTGGCGGAAAGACTCCTTACCAAACTGGATAATCTGGCCTTCGCGCGTCGGAACGTCGATGCGCGGAAACAGCTCAGAACCAATTAATTCGCCGTTGGTGTAGCCTTGGGCAACCTTCGACAGAACCGGATTAATGCCCAACCGGGTTTGACTAATATTGGGCAGTGCAACAGTGGTGGTCATTACGATGACTCCTTGTTATTGTTATTTTTGTAAAGCAATCGTTTAGTTGCCGGTCGCCAGTTGCACCTTGACATAAGTGCCATCTGTGTCGACAACCCGACCAGCCGGAATGCCCGTGGACGTTCCAGCGGTGTGCAGGGCAGCAAGACCACCCGCAGCCGCTTCGACTTGGTTACCAATAGCCAGCGTTTGACCGGCTGCAATCTGGACCAAGGCGTAACCTGCCGTCATGATAGGCACGCCGTACATCTCGTCGCTATCGGTCATTCCGACGCCTTTCACAGCTGCACCGACTGCCACAGTGTTGTCGTCGTAACCGATGAAAGTCCAAGCAGAGGTAGGCGTCGTAGGAAATGCCGATTCAACTCGGATGGGGGAGTACGTAAGCATTCAAAGTCTCCGTATCGTTTTTTTATTGTTTGAATTGTTTGATAGCGGTGACTAGGTCCACGCCGTTCTTTGCTGCATAGTCTTCATACTGGGCTAGTTGTGCCAGGCCCCCTGGATTAACTGTATAGCCAGCAGGTGCCTTGAAATTGACGGCCGGCGGAGTCAAATCTTGCGCGGGCGCCACTTCGCCGAATTCCACGAGCTTGGGCATGTTCTGCAAGAAGTTTTTGAACACGTCCAGCACTGGCTCCGAACCTTCTGCAAAATCCACCGTGCCAGTAGATGCGGTGAGCGCATTGAAGATGCCCAGAACGGCCATCTTGTCAGCTACACGCACGCGGCCGTCACGGATGACGCCTTCGCAGAAGTTGTTGGCCTCCTGGGCCCGCAGTGCTGCTTCACGCGTCGCCAGTTCGGCCTCTTTCGCTGCGATACGAGCAGATTGCTCGGCAAAGTCAGCCGCTGGGGTAGCGGCAGGAGCCGTTGCTGTTGCAGTTGTAGCGGCGTCAGTGATAGCCGGGGTGGATTCCGGGGTCGCAGGTGCCGTTGATGGGGTCGAGACAGCCGTTGAGGTGTCGGAGGTGCTCGCAGCGGTTTGTGCAGGCTCAGGAGAGGTTGCGGAAGCATCCGTCGTTGAAGGGGCGGCTTGCACATCGAGGCCAAGCTCTGCCGCCGGGATTGCCGCTTCGGCGGCTTCATCACCATCCTTGCCTGCGATGTAGTCGCGGAGGCGCGCCCACATGCCCTTCGTCTTGGATTCTTCGGCGAACGTGAACACGCCTTCGTCCGATTCATTAAGCGAGACCACGCCGACGCCCTTCACGGCCGGCACTTGGGCGCCGAGGACCGCAACGTGACGCAGGTAGGGCTTGCCAGGAGTGGGATTTGTCGGGCTGTTGGGCATATAAAGGCTTGCCGACGGATAGCGGAACTTTCCGCTTTCGAGGTTCTGGACCAGGTCGCCGTCTACCACTTCCGTCTCTGCGTAGACCGTTCCAGTCTCACGCTTGAACACCAGCGACTCAGCCCAGGCACCAGCTGGGTCATTGTCTTTGGGGTGTCCGTAGCAGAACGGCGCGTGGTGAATACTTTTGTTGTAGCTCTTCACCAGCTCTTCGCAAAACTCAGGCGTGGCGTCCAGCGTCTGGCCGCTCGCCGAGATGTGCTTCCCTGCTTTGAAGATTGCTACCAGTTTCTTGGTCATTGAAATGACTCCGTTATTATGTTTTGTATAGCAAGCGTCAGGCGTCAATTAGATGGTCAATCAACGCCTGCGTTATGACTGACTCGCCACCGGTCGGCATACCTAGGAAGGGGCGCGCTGGCATGCGCGTCGGGTACCTGCGGCCAGTCATGTGTTCGGCGCCATAGGGCACGTCGGTACCCACGGCTACGTAATCGCTTCCGACTGTGTAGCTAATCGATTCCTCGAGTGCAAGCGTGGCTCTCAAAATGTCGAGCGGCCAATGATTCTCCAACTTGTTCAGTATGGTTTCGTTCTTCAGCGGAGCCCATGGAATACCCAAGGGGTCCGACTTGTTATCGAACGTAGCACGCGCCGCCGCAAGCAGCACTGAGCCGATTTCATCGAGCGCCGGCTGAAAATCCTGGGCGCGCGCCGCCATGCCTTCGATTTGGGCCAGCAGCGCATCGCACTCGAAGTTGACCGTTATCTTCATGGCGTCGTCTCATTGTCGAGCGCGCTCTTATCGCTTCCGGAGACGGCCGTATCGCTGACTGGCTGTCCAGGCTTGGCACCGATGGTTCCGGAGTATTCCTCCCATTCTCCACCGAACACTTCCGCCACGTCGCTGAGCTTCGGACGGTACCCAATCGAACCCATGTATTGGTACGTCTGCGCCTTCTTGAACAAATCTGCCTCTGGCGCAATTTCGCGAACCAGTTTCGGAGGGGTCGCCCCTGGGAAATTCAACTCGCTAATCCACTTTACCAACGTGCGGTTTAGCGTCGCGTTCACCATCTGGGAATCGCTCGTGATTAGCGCCAGTGTTACGTCCGCATACTCCGCGACAGCTGCACGCGATGCGCGCTCCCCGCTTGAAGTGGTGACGCTTTCGCACAGGATAGCCATCGAAATTTCTTCGTTAGCGGCCTCTCGCAGGCTCGTGTACACCTCGACGGCGGTGTTGCGGTTTGACTCGAGCAACTTCACTTCCAGGTCGCGAGGGATGGCAATGCCTGTGTTTCCCCGTATGGAATTTGCGAGTGCAAAGGCCCTCTGCTGCAACTCGGGTGACACACCCCCCTCCGGCATCGTCACGACAGTCGTCGGGCTGGCGAAGTTCTCCCCGTACTCCATCCACATCTTCCACATTTCGCGCTTGAAATGCAGCATGAACCAGACGGGCTCCCCAAGTCCCCGGCCATAGGGATTGTGCGCCCGCTCTCCGAACGTATGCCATATGAACTTCCGTGGCGCATCGACAACCTCTCCAGGGAACATGTTTTCTGGAGTGCGCAGTCGGATGCGATACTCGCCGTCAACCAGGAAACGAATTTGGTCCCGGTCAATAACATCCGTTGCAACGTACTTTCCGTCCTGGAGCTCCCACATCACCTCGCTGACGCTGTATCCGTACACGAATGCCATCAGCAGATTTTTGCAGACCTTCTCAAAATCAAGGTTCTTCAGCTGGCGGGTCACCTCTTCGGCAGCTTTAATGTCGCGGAGTTTGTCGCTCGCAGGCTGCACTTCCCAAGGCTTGGCGAGGATGGGAAGCAGCCGCTTCTGGATAGCTCCGAGGGTGTGGCCGTCGCGCAGCAGGTCGTCGTAAAGGTGAATCCCGTTCGCGCCCGCACGCGCCAGCAGCACAGGGTCCAACTGGCGAAATGCGCCGGCCAGCGCGGGGAACGTTATGTCGTTCTTGACGCCGGCAATCTCTTGCAGCAGGTTCTGCTCTGTTTTTGTTATTTTTGTCATTGATTAGAATCCAGCCAACAATTGCGAGGTGCGGCGCGGCCCAGCTGCGTGGAATGCTCCGTTCCAGCGCATTTCCAGCGAAATGTAGTACTCGAGAAACTGCGTCAGTGCGTCCACCTGGTCGTCATGCCGCCCAGCAGGGAATGCAGCAACCTCGGCCACAAAATCGCCGACCCAGCCGCTCTCCCCCTCAGGTATAAACACGCGCCCACCATCCAGCAGGTAGGACACATCCCGGGCGCGCGTCTGTTTGTCGCGTTTCCCCGGGTCTATCGCCTTCAGCGGAATGGAAGTGGTCTTTCGCAGGTCCTGTATCAGCGCGGTGCCGCTCGACTTATCCTCGACCAGCAACATCTTTGCGCCCCAGTCCTTCGCGTGGGTTTCCACAAACTTGCGCAGCTCGAGGTATTCCCAACGTTTAGCTATCGCGTGGACAAGGCGGGGACCTGTTTTGTAGAGAGCCCAAGTCAGGCAGGCGCTTGGGTCGTTTAGCTCTTTAGCTTTGCTGCCAATATCCCAACTCTGGAATATTTCAGGGCGCTCTCCGCCCAGGCCCAGTGCGACGCTGCGTGGGTTCTCCCTGTACCGCACCATGCCCTTTACGTTAAGCAGGCCACCGTCTTCAGCATATGGGCGCTGCTGGTAGAGTGCTGCCCATTCGTATGCGGTGATGCCCGCCTTCTTGCGGAGCAGAAAGTCGACTGGCCAATTTTCCGGCCACAGTGAACCACCTACTCTGAAGCGTTTTCCCGCTTCCTGCTCTGCTTCGGTGAGGAACCCGTTAAGCAGCGCGGCGGTGTCCTCGTCCTCCAAGATTGCAGGGAATACCACGGTATCCCAGCCTTCGGCCGCGTGCTCGCGCAGAGTGAAGCCCGACAGGTCGTCCTCGTGCCAGCGCGTATTGATAATAATGACGAAGTTGCCGGGCTTGATGCGACTCATCACTGCGGTGTTGAACCAGCCGTGCATGCTAGTGCGTTCGGCCTCGGAAAAGGCATCGTCCTTGTCTTTGACGGGGTCGTCGATGATGATGCCGTCAATGGCATACCCGGTGAGACCGGCGCCACGGCCGATACCGAGGAACGCGAGTGGACCCGTTTTCGTTGCCGTCAAAGCGAACGTAGCGGCAGCGGAGCTACTGTCCGATATAACGGAGTCTGGGAACAGCATCTTGTGAACCGGCGCATTGATAAGGTCGCGCACCGCACGACCGCGCTGTTCAGCAAACTTGGAGTTATAAGACGCGTAAGCGAGGGAGCGAGTCGGAAACTTGCCCAGATACCAGGCGATGAACAGTTCCGACGCCGTTCGCGACTTTCCGAACTGCGGAGGCATAAAAATCTGCAAGCGCGTTATCTTGCCTTCCGCGACCTTCTGCAGTTTGTCGGCGAGCACCCGCAGATGCGTCGCGACCTGGTATTCGGGGTCAATCGCTCTGGCGTAGCTCAGGAAGCTACCGGCCGCCAAACCCTGAACGGCAGCTGTGTCGAGTGCGGCCTTCGCAGACTTGCGGCGTGTAGCCGGGTTACTGGCGACTTTGGGCATCGACATACAGCTCCGCCATAGCCCGCAACTGGTCTTCGGTCAGGTGCTGCTCGACCTTCTGCTTCGTCTCCATCTGCACAGGCTGGTCAAGGCCAGTAAGCTTCGCGAGTCGCTCGGAGATTTTGAGGCAGGCGGTTACCGCGTTCACGTCACCGTCTATGGCTCGGTCCCACAACCCGTTACGCATGGCGTCTAGTCGCTCAACTTCGAGCATGCGCAGCGGGCCGCTCCCGGCGGCCGATTGCTTCTCAAGTTTCGTGAACGCGCGCTGCACGAGGTTGTATGCGCTCTTCCCGGAAATTTGGAGAGCCAATCCAATCTGGCGATACGTCGCTCCCCGTTTGCGCAGCTCAACCGCCTGAACTTCACGCTCCAGCGACGCCAGCCTCTTCGGGCTCATTTTTTGTTGCGTCATTTTGTACATCCATCGTTGTGATATTTTGTGTAGAGCCAGAATGCAATCAATGCGGCCTCCGCCTTGTCATCTCGGCAAACTTTGGGGAGAGCATCGCCGAACAGTTCGCGCGCCCGCGACTTACTGGTGCCTTTGTCGGAGGTGACGCCGAGTTTTCGCTTCCATACCGACGCACTCGGAAATTCCACCCACGCGCCGAGCGCCGCAGCGACGCCGAAGGCGGCGCCAGACGCGAGGCTTAGTGTGATGAGCGATGCTCCGTTGTCCACTCTGAATGCAAGTGGCCGCTCTACCGCGAAGGCGACTGAACCGTGTACTGACTCCTCCCGGATTACCTGCGCGAGCACCTCGGTTGCGAGCGCGTTCTCGCTCTTGGCATCGTGGAGTCGGATGAGCTGCCCACCGGCATCGAGCACCGCGACGGCCCCACTCCTCCCTGGGTCAACGGCGATGTATCTCTGGAAAACAGGGTTTGCCGGCGCGCGAGCGACGGCCTTCTTTTTGGTCTTCTTCTTGGCTGGCATTCGGTCTCCGGGTCGTTGTAACTCGTATAGAAACCGGGGCCGGAGAGGCTGTAGCCTGTTGGGGTAGGCTGTTGTCGCGGGGGCTTACAGGGTCCCCTAACAGGGAGTACCGGGTTGCCGCCTTGCTGGCGGCGTGTTTGCCACGGAGGAGATGGTGGGCTTTTGCGGATACCCACTTATGCGGAAAACCAACCGGCAGAAACTTGCTGGTTAGCAGTCCCAGGCGGAGCTAACAGGCAGAAACTTGCCGGTTACTTAAACCTTGCAGAATGAAAGGTTCATTTGAAAAAATTGTGCGACTGGTGCTGGCACCTGCATACGCGCCGACACCCCCCCTTCCCCAAAAAGCACCCCGGGGGGTTTGGGTGGGGGTGGACCGCTCGCTTCGCTCGCTAACTCCTCCTGACCCAAGAGCCAAGCCTTAAACCCTTTGTTGGCAACCGCGTAGCTTCTTCCTAGAAGAGCCTTCGCACAGCGCGGTCTTGTCAACAGCCGCAGGCTTTGTACCCAATGAAACCCATTGCCGACAATGAAGAACCATTGTTCTCAAGCCGAGCGCAGCGAGGCTCATACTGTCACGCTCATGGCTGGCTATCTGTTAGCAGCGGAGCTCATTGACGACAGTGTGTTGATTGACGACAAGACGTTGAGAACAAAAGCCTTTGCTCACAATGTGTTGGTCACAAACACCTATGCTGGCAATGACTGATGCGCTACTGGCTATCAGGGTGTTGGTTGCCAACAAAAGGTGTTGGGAACAAAGGTACTGTGAACAGCGAAGCCAGGTTGAAAACAAAGAGTTTGCAATCAAGGCCTTTGCCTGCGGCTGTGAACAAAAAGCCAGCCTCGTTGGGCTGGCAGTGTGTAGGGATGCGGAGTGCGGTGGGGTTGGCAGAGGTACGGCTAGGCTGGAGAGGCTTCGTGCGTTGCATCGTTCGCTGCATCAGGCAACGAACCGTTACGGAATAGCGTCAGGTCGATGCATCTGCTCACCAGCTCATCGTGCGTAGCAATGCGCTTCTTCTTTTCCGTCGGACGACGTGCACGACGTGCGTGTTCGCGTTGTTCGTATGCGTCGCGAATGATAGGTCGCATGTAAGTTTTCAGCGCTTTGATGATTGCCTGGCGCACTTCCAGGCCGTCAAGTTCGGTGATGATGCTGCGTCCTGCTGTGCTACGAATTAGCCGCATTCCGTGCAGTTTGAACGCGTCCTCCATTGCCCATTCGTCAAAATCCGGCAGATTTGCGGCCTTTTCGAGGAGTTTCAGGCCGGTGACACGAGCGCGAAACGCAGCTTGCTGTCGCGTGTTGCCCTCGCCGTAGAGGCGTGGTTCCTCGGTGATTCGTGCGGCAATCGCTTTAAAAACGTCGTTGTGCATTGTTCTCTCCCAGTCGTTATTTTTGTGCGTGCTCGACGGCACGCTTTGGTGATTTTTTCATTGGGTGTTACCTCACCTACAGTGTAAATGGGGCAAAACCCGTTTTCCACGGGAGCGGCTTGTGCCGCTCTCTCTGGCCAATCAGTCTTCCTTGAGCTCGTCGTACCACTCGCGCAAGGTTTCATCGTTCGGCACCCAACGCACGAGAATTTCTTCATCACCGACTGCGTCGGGGTCGTCGCTGATGTTCGTGACGCGGTCTGCGTCGCTGTTGTAGTGAACGTACGGCGTGGCCTTCACGTCCGCTTCCACGGTGCTCTTGAACGCCTCGAACGATGCTTTGCTGTCGTCGTCGTCAAACGCGTTGCTGGCGAATTGGCCAATCAGCGTGTCGCGAACCAGTCCAAGCGATGCTTTTTCCATTTCAGTCTCTCCAGGGTAAAGTTTCAGTGAATGTTGTTTTCAGAACAGCAGCATTGCTACCAATCCAGCTATCGCGAGCACTGCGGCGGTCACGAAATAGTCCTGCTTTGTTTGCCTCCGACGTTCGTCGATGAGTGCGATTGCAGAAGCTTGGCGGCGTTCGAAAGTGGTTTGCATTGGTTGTCTCCGGTTGTCGTCGGTCGCGAACCTCTTCGCTTCCTTCTATGTGTAGGTAACGAATTCGACGCACGAAGCCATAGAGCACAAAATCTTCAGATGACTTTGTTATCGTTTATTACACGCACTCAACCGTAGAGCATTAAAGCTATTCGAGATACTCGATAGCAGCACGCAGCATCGCGAGTTTCGCTTTCCAATACAGCCAATCAAACTCCGTGAGCGACGAACCGGCAGCACGAAATGCGTTGGTCGGCAGCCCGACCGCAGTGAACAGCGCCTTGTGTTTCGACGTAAGAGCCGTCAATGCGTCGCCGTCATGGTGATACAGCGCGCCATTGTCACGAAGCTCATCGAGCAGCATTTCGAGCGTTCCGAGCTCGTCAAACGTCGGACGCACGTATTGTTCATGGACTAGCGTGGCCGTCCACTCCAGTGCTTCTTGCATCGGTGTCGTAGTCATCAGTCAGCCTCTACAATTTCAATTGCAGCCCTCAGCAGCGTCACGCGCAGCACCAAATATTTCCTGTCTTCGTCGTCACCGTTCGCGAGGGGAACGAGCTCTTCCAGCACCGGATGACGCTCGACGAGCCGCCGCAACTCATCCTCAAGGATTGGCGAAACGCTCTCCGCCTCAGCACGCAACGCCAGCAGACTGGAGAACCGCGCCAGCTCCGCTTTGGTCAACATGTGTTTCGCATCGCGCAATTCCTGCGCTGCTTTTTCCATCAAAACGCCCATCTACAACCTCCGTGTTCAGTCGCCAGCGCGCGCAATGGCAGCACGCATCAGCGACAATTTCGTCTGCGTCAGCTCGTACTCATAGCTGCCGAGCTTCATGTCTCCGCGTGGCAAATCAAATTCGCGAAACAGTGTCGTGTGACGCTGCACGAGACAATTCAACGCCATCGCGTCGCCGACCGAGAGCACGCCACCGCACGTGAAGAAGCGCTTCAGCAGCATCGCGTACTGCTCAAGCTCGACCGCCGTCGGCCGTCGCGGCGTCACTTTCAGCAGGTCTACAGCCCACATCACGCTCTGCAAAATCAACATCGAACCCCCCCGCTCGCTTCGCTCGCTCGAATCACAACCCCAAGCCTTTCCGGCCTTGGCCGACTTCCAAATCAACCCCCAACCCCAAACAGCTCAACAGCCACCCCCCAACCCCACCGCTCGCTGCGCTCGC